GTATACCCGACAATACCACCAAAGTCTTCTGCTTTGAGTAACTTTCCTGGTTTTGTATAAAAGTTTAGTTCTTCCCAAATAAGTTCAAGTTCCTCTTTATTATAAAAGTTTTTAACAATAATATGTGGGAATGGTTCCTCATATCGAATAAGTTTCAAGGTTTCTGTCATTCTCGTCCTCCATTATCTTGAACAACTGCCCATGTTGTTGCAATATATTTTGTTCCACCAATGGGTGGATTACCTCTGTGAGTATGTGTAAATCCGGCAGGGAATATAATTACATCTCCGGTTACTGCTTCTTCTCGTAAGTTCTGATATAAAAATTCTGTCTCTCCACCTTCAAATTCATCATTTAAATATACCTGAATAACAAAAGATCTAGGTGCTGAAATATGTGAACCATTCTCGTAGTGCCAAGAGTGAAATCCACCTCCGACAGGTATCTTCTTTAGTTTACAATCATAAACAGCAAACTCACTATGTTGTAATAGACTGAACATATCAATATATTCATCAATACAAACCTTCATGTTAGGTAATATTTGCTGCGATATTCTGGATGCAGCAGTTACTTCAAGATTAAAAGCATTATTTACGTTTATTGTTTTATTGTCTACAGAGTGGAGTCTTTCTCTGTCATAAAACAACAAATTATTATTGTCTAGATAGTCAATATACTTTACTAAATCTGCACATTCTTTACGTGAAAATGCACCACGATATCGCACAACAAAATTATCAGACATAACGAAGTATTTTTAAATATTTATGCTACTCCAGTAGCACTTGTACTACCTGAAATAGTTCCACCATTTGAAACATCAACCTGAATACTATTACTACTTTTACGAATAGCAGCACCATTTGCACCTGCTCCACCCTGCGAACTATCTAATTCTCTGCCACCATTTCCACCCTGAGCACTTTCATTAGTGTCACCACCATGTCCACCATCTCCACCTTTTGCTTCTTCATCATTATCTCCACCTTCTCCGCCTTCACCATTTTCTTGTAACTGTCCAGAACCTCCACTTGAACCAACTGCAACCTCATCATCACCACCAGATCGTCTATTTCCACGTTCTCCACCGGAACCTGAGGGGAATCCTGCTCCACCACCACCTCCACCACCACAGGCACTTCTATCAGCACCACTGTCAACCTGACGGGCTCCGGCACCACCTCCACCACCAGCAAAACCACATCTTATACTTCCACCACCCTGAATATTAACAGCAGTTTCTTCATGCTCAATACCTAGTGCAGAAGTTCCATTACCTCCACTACTACCATTAGTACTACCACCATCAGACCAACTATCAGCACCTTTACCACCATCTCCACCAGCACCATATAATCCTCCACTACTACCAATATCAACACTCAAAACAACATCAGAGTTCCAACTACCAGTTCTCAAGGCAACATAATTCTGATTACCTTTTGCGGACCCAATCGTTTTATTGACATGAATAAGAATTTTAGATCCTGCTTCTTTTTTACCCCTAAATCCACCAATAACAGTTACACTATTACCGTTATACCTACTTTTTGCATTCTGTCTACTTTCTGTACCACCAGTGTGGAAGTCAACCACAACATTTAATCTTTTACCATAAAATTCACTAAATTTTATTGCTCCTGATGATGGTATTCCAGTATCTAAAGTTTTAGTCAAAGTTCCAACGGTCTGACTAACTCGATAGTTTCCCAAACTTCTAGAACTATTTGATCCAAATTCAGTCTCTATTTCAGAAAATGATAATGGATTGCCTGATGATTTAATTGCCATTTTTTATATCTCCATATTAACTAGAAGTTACAGTTTCCCATCCAGAACCGGTATAGACCTGTATTTTATTAAGTGAGGTGTTGTAAATCAGTGCTCCAGCAGTCAAGTTGTTTAAGTTTCCTCTGTTAGTTGTAGAGACTTTAGGTAAAATCATAAACCTATCAGAGGAATATGATTCACCGTCATCATTAGCGGTTGCAGAACCTAAGTCAAGAGCACATTGTGGATTGGTTGTACCTGAACCAATACATCCTTTTTGAGTAACAACAACTCTTGGAGATCCAGATCCACTTGGAAGTGTTGGTGGATTAATTACAAATCTCAGTGCATTACCACCAATGGCATCAAAACCTTGAGGATCGTTAGTTGCAAAAGCAGCATATGCATTATTGCTTTGCTTTATATTATTAAAAGTAGAAACACCTGTCGTTCCGACATCAGTATTAACAAATGATAATCCATTAGAACCATTTCCAGTTCCAGTGTCTATAATGGTAGCCAATCCATCTGGTGCCAGCAAATCTCCTTGGAAAGATGTTGCACTTACAAGTCCACTTACACTAAATGCACCACCCAAATTAACTGTTAAATTGCCATCAATAGTTACATTACTTTCAAAATGTGCGTTTCCAGTAAATGTGGATATTCCCTGAACGTCTAATTTATGTGAGGGATTTGTTATACCAATTCCTAGATTGCCATCTTTAGTGAGAGACATTAACTGAGAACTATTTGCTCCCTTATGCCAGACATAATCTCCTGCCGCGGCACCAGCATTATTAGCACTTAGATAATAGTTAAAGTTACCTGTTCCATAATTGACTATATCAAGTGATTGTGCATTACTAAGTGCAAATCCTCCAGCACCACCATATCTAAATTCGGCATTATTTGTATTACTAGTTCCTGGTTCTCTACCAACAGTTATACTTGCCGATGAAGTATCACTCGTAATCTGAAGTTCTGTAGCACCAGTTGCTCTCTGTTGGAATGTATTAGCAGGTATGGCAGTTCCAATACCAATAGAGGTTACTGAAAGTCCTGCTCCCGTGATAGTTCCTGCAGTAAGATTTCCAGTTGTTGTTATTCCAAGATCGACATTTGGTGTTCCAGTAAGACCGCCAGCAGTTCCTGTTGTATCTTGATTAAGAGTTCCAACTCTTGCGGCATCAATTGTTCCAGATGAAATATTACTACCATTTAAACTGGTTAATGATGCACCAGAAATTGTAGGAAGTGTTGCAGGAAAACGTGCATCTGGAATTGTTCCTGTTGTTAAATGCGTAGCATCAATATCTCCATCAAATGTTGTTGCAGTTATTACTCCAGAATAGAATGCATTTCCAGTGCTACTAGTGAAAGATATTCCAGATCCTATATTTAAATCACCTGTTGTAGTAAGGATACCAGTTATTGTTGTATTGCCTGTTATATCAACATCACCCAAAACAATTAGTTGTGGATCAGAAGCACCTGGAGTTACTGTTGTTCCAATACCAACTTTTGATGTCGTATTAATTCCTATGCCATTATTATCAGTAATAAAAGTTGTTCGAGCGTATCCAATTAAATTATCAACAGTCTCTCCATTTGCCAGTTTAAGTGTTAGGGCCGTAAGAGCACCACCAACATTTACTCCATTCGCAACATCTATACTACTTGCGGTTAATACTCCAACAGTCGTTATACCAGATATTTCAGCATTTTCAGTTACAAATAAATCTTGTGTCGTAGTTAATCCAGTGGTTCTCGAACTTCCATATACATTTAATTTATAAAGGGTAGGAACAGAAGTTCCAATACCAACCAATCCATTTGCATTAACTACAAAATTCTCATTGTCAACTTGAAGACCAGACCTAAAATTAAATGACTTTCTAATATTTGCCATTATTATAAGCTTTAGAGTTATTTATCGGATAATTTTTGCTCAAGTTCTTCGACCTTATCGGAAAGTTCCTTGACTGCTTCAATTAAAAGTGGAACCAACTTATGATACTGAACAGCTAGATCTCCATTTTGTCTTTCTTGAATGAGTCCTGGAAGTCCGAGAGCATCAACTTCTTGAGCAATTACACCAGTGTCAGAACCTTCATGTGCAGAATTTTCATTCCATTCAAAAGTCACACCTCTCAAAGATTTTACCTTATTGACTGCATCAGCAATGGAAGTGATGTTTGATTTCAAACGAATATCAGATGCAGAAAATGCGATGATATCTCCACCAACGGTTAAGTCTCCGTTACTATCATTAAATTCCAGATTACTTGAAGTTGTCGTACTGTTGCTAGAATTATTAAATAATATTCTGTTTCCTGATCCGGTAACATTATTAGCTCTTGTGGCAACACCATTAAAATTGCTTGCAGTAACATTATTAGATGTAATAGTAACACTACCACTAGCAAAAGATCCATCACCTGTAAATGTTCCATCAACACCACTTACGTTTCCAGTGAATGTTCCATCAACACCACTTACGTTTCCAGTGAATGTTCCATCAACACCACTTACGTTTCCAGTGAATGCTCCAGCACCACCACCAGTTACATTGCCACCAACGAAAAGATTCTCACTAATACCACTACCACCAGTAACTACTAATGATCCTGAAGTAGTATTAGTGGATGTAGTATTACCACTAATTTCAAGATTGGATTGAACATGGAGAGAGGATCCAATAGAAACATTCTTATTAACACCCACTCCTCCGTCAATTTGTAGTGCACCAGTATCTGGATTTTTGAAAATATTATCAGTTTCATCAGTTATCTTTAAAGTTGATGTGAATTTAACTGTTCCATCTGCTTTAATGTCACTGTTAAAATTAACAGGACCATCAAATTGTGATAGGACTTGATTTGATTTACCACCTTCAACAACTAATCTTTCCTTTATTGTTACCTCATCAAATACGGCACTTAATCTTGCTGGATCTTCACCAGTAATTGTTGGAACTGGAATATCAAAATTAGTTTCTTCACCAGTTGCAGATGATTTCTTCTGATTACCAATAAAGAAATCACCTTTATTGTTCATACCAGTATAAACAACAAGACCAGAAGATCTTTCTTGCGACTGTGATAAGAATTCTTCTCTCTCTGTCAGTGATCTATCTTGAACCTGTGGAAGTGCTGTAGAGTAGTTACCGGGACCATATCCAAGATATTCAAATGTATGTCCAGATGCACGAAGAATTGACGGTCTACGGAATTCAATTGAAGGAACTTTTATTTTCCTAATTACAGAATTGACTGGGTGAGAAGTTGCTCTAGTTGCAAATGCTCCACGAATTACTGTAATTTTATCAGCAGGAACTCCACTGAGACTACTACTTGCAATCCTCATTATCTCGTCGTCCACCTGAATATAAGTTCCAAGTGGGAATCTTTCAATGACTCCACCCTGAGCACCACTTACGGAGAATGAAACATCACTACTGATAATTCCACCAGATTCAGTAAGTGTTAATATTTCACCACCAAAAATAGTGACTCCTCTTGCTTGTAGATTTTCATTTGTTCTATCTGAAACACCTTCATTTGATGATAAACCGTGCTTCAGAATAAATCCTGATGCTGCTCCGATACCACCAGCAACTTCAAATTTATTAGTAAGTGTAGAAACACCGACAATATAATCTCCAACATTATTATTACTACCATCGATTACTCTAAACTTATTGCCGACTGCTAATCCATGTCCAGTGGCAGTAACAACATCTCCAGAAGCAGTGAATGAAATAGATGGTCCTGTTAAGAGTGCATAATTATCTGAAGTGATTACCGGATCACCAGTTGTTCTTGCAATAGAAACACTATTTCTTGCAGTAACTCCAGTAATACGATGATATGTATCAGTTGCAGTTCCAACACCAGTGAATTGAACAACTTGACCAACTATAGAAGAAATACCACTATTCACAACTACAAAATCATTGCCAGTTCCCGCACCAATAATACGATTATCTAAGTAATACGTTCCCGCAGAATAGTTAGATCCACCATTCATTATTTCTACGGAGTCTATACTTCCTGCAGGAGCAACGACTACTTCTGCAGTTGCTCCCTTCCAATTTCCATCAAATGTTGAGGGATTTGAAACTGCATCAGCAGATGTAGATATTTTTACATTATAGTAAGTTCCAGCGGTAAATCCTAATGTTGTTCCTGCAGTAGATCCAGTTACAATACCGGCAAAACTATGATTTTTATCAAAAACAATTGTTGGAGATGTTAATGTTGGATTTAAAACTGACGATATATCAAGACCAATACCCAAAGTTGTTAACAACTTATCAGTTGTTTCTCTGGTGATACTCTTCTTCAGATCATCTGTTTGAACTTCTCCTATCGGAGACCTTAATGCATATGTTTTAGAAGAATTAGGATTATCATTAATGTTATCTCTATCAAGTTGTGGATAGAGATCAGTTACATTCTGACTATATTTTAAATTTGTAAATTGATCTTCAATTGAATTATTTGCATTTAATGCATAGATATGATAAACACCATTCCGATCACCGTCATCATATTCTGAAATAATTTCATTTCTATAAATGTATAGATTTTCTTGAAGATCATTTCTTTCAAATCTTGGAAGTGATATTGTTCTGTTATTTACATTATTTGTAAATGCTCCAGGTGTCTTTGATGTGGTATATGTAAATGTCAGATCATCAACAACAGTGGCATCATAAGTTCCATTATATCCCTTATCGATTAATCCATCAGTATTTGTAGAATCTGTGACATTTTTAATGATAATAGAATCACCAGTTTTTAAATTATGAGGAAGTTCTGCGACAACGGTGATTATTGGTGAAGAGAACGAGCATGTACTGATAAATCTTGGATTACGATTAAAATCATAATCAGCATTACTAATACTGATCGCGGAAGCATCAGAATCACTTCTTATTCCAGTTGATTTGGATTCTTGAATAATAAATCCAGATTCTGGTGTCTTTGCATTTGATAATTGACTTGGAACTACAACTCTAAGTTTGTATATTTTTTCATCAAGACTTCTATTATCTGGTATTCTTTTAATAGTAGATGGTTCATTAGTTGCTCCAGTTCCAGTCAATTGTGCTGTAATTGTATTATTAGAACTGCTTACATTAATATACCATTGACTTCCGTCCCACTGAACTGGACTTCCTACATCCCCCGAATTTTTGTCAGAAACTCTCGTAATAACTTTAAGATTAGTGCCTTTATAAACTGTAATTGGTTCATCAGATGATGCTTCTGCTAATGATGCGGCCAGTTTAAATGAAGTGTTGTCAACAACAATGGCAAAATAAACCGTATTTGTTCTTAGATTTTCCGGTAAATCACCATCATCACTAATGATGATAACTTTTTCTCCGGTCGTTAAATTGTGAGTACCACTTGATAATGCAAATATGTTATTAGTTGGTGCATCAACAGAATATTCTTCAAAAGATGAAGCTCCACTTGGCATTAAAATATCTGCCGAATATGTTGTTAATCCAATACCCAGATAAAGTTTATCATTTACTTTTGCACCAACACGATAACCTTGTGTAAGTACAGGTGGAGGAACTTGTTCGTTTTGAAAACCAAATATGTATAATCTTGTTTGAGTATTTGCTGCGCTTCGGTCAAGAGTCAACCAATCAATATCTTGTTCCGTAGAATCAATTGTTCTTGGTGGAATAATATGTGTAATAAATGCTTTATCATCTTTATCAAAGGATTCTTTTTTAAATCCATCTGCAATTAATGATAACTGTCCAAAATTGGAGTTGGAGTTAGTAATCGAAGCATCACCACCAGTTTCGGCAACAAAATGTTTGTTATAACCAATCGCAAAAACTGATACTACCTGAACAATAGCATCATTTGTAATTTTGATATGAGTTTGTTCCCAACCTTGTCTATAAATTGCTTCAGAATCTAAGTGAAAAACTGTTCCACTTGATGATGATTTAGCAGATAATTCTGATCCTCTTTGTTCGGTACCGGAGGTATATGAACCAGGATCATATGTCCTACTAGAAGGATCATATTTTACAAATGCTCTATCATCTTTTTGCAGCGAAACACCCGTAAACTGAGCAACAACCATTGAACGGAAACCAGTTGCCTTACTTCCGTCGGCTTGCATACCTTGCATACCCCATACAGATCGCATGGAAATATTAAAGATATATGGAGAAGCACCAGTTACGGTATCGGTTTCGATAGTTACAGTACCCTGATTTGTAAATGGTCCAGGATTAACAAATGACGGATCTGACTCAATACTATAGAAGAAAACATTATCATTATTAATATCAACTTCTGTAACTTTTGTGGAGATATTATACCCAGAATCATCTACGCCTTTAATTCTAATTGGTGTTCCGGCATTTAAACCATGTGGTTTCTGTGTGGTAACCGTAATTCTTCTAGTTGCAGTTAATCCATCACCTGCTTGAATTGATGTGATAGTAATTGGATCCGGAGCAAATGCACCTACAATTTCAAATTCTGGTCTTTTTGGATTAAAACCTAATGGGTTGGCAGGGAATACATCATCACTATCAATTGATCTACCGGATCCGGTTGCATATGCATTTGAAAGTTTAGCATAATACATTTGAAGGTCTGTTAACCCTTTAGTGCCAACTTCATTAACACCATCAGCATATTCAAATACTGTAAGTTTATGGTGCGAAAACGTTGGACTTGATTTAAGTTCAAAATTATTTGGTTGTGTATAAACAGTGCCAAATTCATCACCATCAAAAATAGAGAATTGCCAAAGATAACATGCTCCAGTAATTCTAAAAATAGCAGAATATGGTACTAAATCAGCATCATAAGTTGGATTGGGAACATAAAGAGGGCGTACTTTGGTCTTTCTTAAGTCGAGACCAACAATTGAAGTTCCACGAGGAACAATTACACCACCATTTACACTATTAAACTTATAAAGGTCATTATCTTTTTGTGTCAGGTCAAAAACAGTATCTAATGTTAAAGGTAATGATCTTACGTCAGTTCCATCGGCAGTTGTAACAACTCCTGTATTATCAATACTATAACCTGGTCTATTATCAATTAAATGTTCACCAGGCATGAGAAGAATTGTCGTCCTCTCAGTAAGGTCATTACTATTTCCTTTTACATATGAAAATCTCGCAGATTCGATTAATGCTCTCTGTAGAGTTTTAAACGGACGAGCAAGTGAATTACCTTGATTAGTGATACTATCAGTTGAATCCAAATCAGATGGACTAACGTATAATATACGACCTTCAGTATTCTTAATAATAGAATCTAATTTGTTTAGTGGCAATTTTCTACACCAATTCTCTTCTTATCTTTTATTTATTCCAGTAGATCTTCTTCTCCATTATAGAAACTTTGTATTTCCTCTGGTAAGTTTTCAGGATTTAATATCTCGACATCATCAAAGCAAGGATGACACTGTTCCATAATCAAATAATTAGATCCTTTGTAAATATCTTCTACAGAATATTCTTCATTATTATCTGCTTCTTTTACTATTTCTCGATCGTAAAAATAACCTACAGGCAAATCATCAAACGTAAATGGAACATCATTTAAGAAGAACATTTTGACTATCATCCTATAGTCATTATACCAACACTTCTTTGTGGTTACTGTATAAGACATAATAATATTATTTTTTCTTTTATTTATTTTCATAAAAAAAAAAGGTTCCCGCACCACCAGGAACCTCATGTTATTCACTCACCAAAAGGAAACCCTATCATATAATCTTCATTTCTCGCAGAGTGACTTTACATATAGTGGGGCTAACTCCTTCCCCTTCCAATACCCGTGATCGGACTCGAACCGATACTGTCGAAATTTTAAGTTTCGTGTCTACTGCCAATTGGACTACACGGGCGGATGCAGGTTGTGGGGATTGAACCCACTTTAGCCGCTTTATGAGAACGGTGCATTTACCAAATTGCTAAACCTGCTCAATTAGGAACTCTTCCCAACTACCTCCATAGTGTAGCATATTATGGCAGTTATGACAAAGAAGGTCGCATTTATCAACTTCTTCTTTGATGAGTTCCCACTTGCGATTTGCGAAACTTCTCCCATCAAGTTTTAATTCTTTTTGGGATGGGTCTCTGTGATGAAAACATAGAGTTGCGGGTCTATCTTCACCACAAGTTTGGCACTTACCACCTTTGTATTGAAGTGCTTTCCACTTATTGGAATAACCTCTTGCTTTTTGTTCGGTATAAGTGTTTCGGTTCATAACACAAGGATCATTTTTATAACGCCACCTTTGACGACAGGTTTCATTACAATAAAGTTTTGCTCTCCCACCCTTACGGGCACTTTGTGGAACTTCTTTACTGCAAGATTTACAAGTAATCATAGTTATGAATGGATACATACACCTATTTATAAAACAAGTGTATGCAGATACCCGTGGATGGATTTGAACCATCTCAAAGCCTCTAATCTGGAGGAAAAGGTTTATAAAACCTCTCTGACTACCAAGTCTCACGAGCAGATGATGAACTACTGAGCTTCGTTATTGTTCTCAGTGTGTATTCGTATTAGTTCATCATCGGCAGGCATCATTACTGCTGCCTTACCATCTTCTCTTACAATACCTATGGTTTCACCGTTTTCGACTCTTTCCATAAGTTTGTCAAAATTGTCTTCCCATTCTTTCAGGGTAAAAATCTCCATTTACACCTCCAATGGTTCTGCATATACCAAGGCATCTTCTGGACAAGTGTTGCGGATGACTTCAAGAACATTCATGAACTGATCAACAGTATCACAAACAATTTCTTTGGTGTCTCCTTCACTGGAATAGATGTAGATTGTGCGTCGGGTGGGGTCTACAACACAACGTGTGAGAAACTCGTCTTGCATGGTGCCTTGGTTGCTTACCCTGTTATTATAGGGCATTTGAGTGCCTGTGTCAAGGGGTGCAGACTACTTTATTAGGTGGTTTGACCAGCAATTGTTCCTTGATCAATATAATTAACATATTGACTTGCATTTGCAATTGCATAACCTGATGCACCACCAGGAGATCCAGAGTTGTTTCCTGTTGCTCCACTATTTCCAAAGGTACCACCTGTTCCTCCCCTATACCCAGTCCCTGTTACTCCAGGAAGAGTAATAGTAGCATTAACGCCATTTGCTACAAGTCTTATTTGACCTGAAGTTTGTTCAGGACCTCCCCCAGATACGTTAATGACTGATCCGGTAAACCCACTACCAATTGCATTATCAGTATATGATTGATTTGGGTCTTTAGTTATATCACCGGTAAACCCACTACTACGTCTAGTAAGTGTTATATTATTATTACTACCGGCAAAGTACAATCCACCAGTAGTACCACTGCTTCTCACGTTATAGTTTATAGTACTATTTGATGAGAAATAATGAGTTGTTTGTCCCGAAGAAATTGCATTAATAGTAACAATCGAACTTGGTGGAAATCTAAAACTATTTCCACCAAGACTGGTCATACTAACAGTCACTTCTGCACCTTGGTAGAATGCACTTGATCCAGTCATCCATATATTGTTATATCCTTGTCCTCTTCCCCCATCTCCACCTTCAATACTACGACCTTTTACAACTGCATCAAGTGGGCAACAACCTCCATAAGGTCTGTAACTATATGTTGTAGAACTTGATTCAGTTGCTGAAGTGTTAGATCCACCTTTTCCACCGCCACCACCTCCAGCATAAATTGTTCCTTGATTGTCAATATTGACAGTTTTTGAAAGAACGCTGCCGTTATATGTAGTTGGTCCAATATAAATTGCGTTTCCTCCTTGACCACCATTATCTTGATTAGTTCTAGATTCACCAGCAACAATTGAAGTTCCACCTGCACGACCCGATGCTCCCTCAATTGATCCTTTATTTTCGATTGTTAGAGTTCCATTAAAAGTATCATAAATTCTCATGGCATATCCATCAAGATTGGATATTGTATAAGGATTTGTATTATATACTACGACTCCTGGATTAACAACCAATCTTTTAGATGCAGAACTAGTCCAATCAGTACCAAACAAAGTGCTGACAACAACATTTGCAGTATCTTGTGTAATATAAACGACAACTTCGTTATTTGAACAAAAAAAATCATCGAAACTTATTTGACCTGATGTAGGAATATTAGAGTTTCCAGCAGTGTCTGGTACATAAGCACCACCCCGATAATATTCTATAATTTGAGTATCTGCAGTACCACCAAATTCATTTTGAATATCTAAAAGACTAATGGGGTCAGGTCCAGGACAAGGTAGAGCCATTTATTTTTTTTATTTTTATTTATTGCTCAAACTCATTTTCTAATTTAATTTTAGTTTTTCAACTTCATCTTTTAAAAATTCTATGGTTTGATTCTGTTCTTTCATTGCTTCTATAAAAAGTGCAATTAATTTT